CGATCTTTAGACCACGCTCATCGGTAAGACCTGCAATGTCAATAAGCATTTGCTCAAGAGAAGTCTCGTTGAGGTCAGCAGCTACTGACAATACGTTACGCTGGTTACCAGACATGCTTGGGTGAGAAGATGAGCAAAGTGCTGCGCCGTCACCAACAGGGTAGCTAGTATTGAACGCATTGTTCAAAATAGCTGCTGCTTTGATCTGCTTTGTCTGAGCCATTGAACGTGCAAGGGCTTTAGTGTATCGAGATGCAAGTCGATCATAAAGGTTATCTTCGATAGCCTCTTCTGTAATCGAGAATGCAAGTGCGATGGTTTCATGAGTGTAACGAGCTGTGAAAGTCTCTTGTGCATCGTCAAAACTAATGGCAGAGCCTTCGTTTTTAACAGGTGCAGTTGAGAATCCAGCAAGCATTACTTCCTCTTCAAAAGCTCTGTCAGAAGACTCTTCTTCGAAGATTTCAGCATGCTCATTTTCGTAACGGTTGTATTCGAGCCCGAACAAGGCATTAAGGCCGGGTTCTAGCTCTTTCGCCAGTTGTGCGCGAGAAATAGCCATTTTTTATCCCTCCTTAAATGCCGGTAGAATCCGCGGTGGTTTGAGAATCAAACCGGCGGGTTCCAGCGTTGAAGTGTGCGTTCAGACGAACAATAAGCGGAATACCAGCGGCAGTGAAGTCGCTGTTAGCTTCGTCGTCCATAATGCCAACCACACGAAGCGGCAATGTTGCCGTCGTAGCAATTGACGCCACATTCAAAGCAGACGTTGAGTTACCATTGGCGGTTGAACCACTACGAGCAGAAGTACCGAGAGATGCGTTAGCAAATACGGCAGCAAGTGCAGTAGCACGGTTAGTCAATGATGCGTCAGACGCGACTTTGAAGAGTTGGTTAGGGTCATCAGCCACATACGCCTTTACAGGGTAGTTTGTGTCAACGCTGACTGAACCTGAACCAGGCCAGTAATTAATCCATACAGGTTTTTTCTGTACGGAGTCATGGTATTGTACGCCCATCAGAACACCTAATGCCTGCGTGGTACCACCAGCAGTATCACCAGCTTGATCAATAGTTCCAGCAGAAGTTGGAACTACAATCTCGTACTGATAAATCACATTAGTATTGTTAGAAGCGATTTCATACTCGGTTACACCGGTAGAATTAGCACCGCTACCAACAAGCCCGATAGGACGAAGACCATAGGCGGTTGTTGCATTTGCCATGATTTTTTCTCCTAAAAGGGCAGTCCTACATTATTTTTTCGGACCACCAAAAGTTACACGAGATTGACGGTCAGGTTTACTGATCGTCATGGTTGAGTGGGCATTCTCGCGCATCATGTCATGATCTACCGCATCCATTTGATCCTTACTTCTTCCTTTGAAGTATTCGGTTCGTTCTGCCACGGTTTCAACAGGAATTCGAGCGAGTATCAGCCCTCCCTGTCCAAACACACCTGCATATTTACCTGTTTCAACAACGGGACCTTCAAAGTCTGGATATTCGTCTTTACGAACCAGCTCATATCCTTCCCGTATTTTTGCACTTACGTTTTTAGTATCATCAAATCCTCGCGTTTCTGCTCGAATCCAACGATGCTTAAATCCGTCTGGCGCAGGTGGTGCATCTAGTACAGAGGGTGGAGCCCAAGGCTTACGCACAGCCTTTTTCTCCCTGGTATTACTTGCGCGGGAGCTTCTATCGATTTTGGTTTCTTCAGTCATCTCTATTACTCCTTCACGTATTTCGCGTATTCTTCAAGTGGCACACCCAATTTTTTCGCTATTGCGACTTGGCTCGGGGTGAGTCGAACCTTCTTCCCACTGCGCCCAGGTGTTACTCTAGAAGCAGAAGCAACCGTCTGGGCGGGTCGTTTGCTTTGGCTCTTCAACTTGTGCGGAAATTCATCCGCCATTCGTCGATCTAGTTCAGTATAGTAGTCATCACTCTGAGGGTCAAATCCTTCGTCCTCAATAAGTTTTTTATGAATACCAAATACCGCATAAGTCATGGCCTGATCTTCACCAAACCATTTGTTCCTAACCGCCCACTGCTCGGCCTTTGGATCAGGTCGTTTAGGGGCTTGTCTTTGTTGTAAAGGTTGATTCTGACGATACTGGGCTTCCATTTCAAGCTGTTTTTTATACTGCTCTTGCTGCATTTTTGCTTGATCAGCTCTGTCAGCTTGAATGGCTAACGCGGTGATTTTGCGTTGAGCTTCAATAGCGCCTTTTGTATCACCCAATTCCATAGCCCTAGATAACTCGTTTTCCGCTTGTTCCATTTGGGCGGTAACCCTAGTGGAAAACTCAGAAACATAGCTGTTATCCAACGCGTCCATGCGTTGTTTTAGAGTTTGTGCCTCGGTTTGAACCTGTTTTGCGTAGTTTAGAGCCTCCTGTTCACGGCGCTCGGCTTCACGCATTTTTTTAGTTAGACGGTCAATCCTCTTTTGAGTAGAAGATTCGGCTTTCTTAAATTGATCCTCCGAATCGTCATCCGCCATTTCTACCGACGGATTTTCTTTCTCTTCAGGAAGATCAATTTCTGTATCCTGATCTTCCTCTAACTCCATTTCTATTTGTTTTTCTTCAGCCATATCTTAATTCCTTATAAATGATGGATATCTTCAGGATCAAGAATAGTGGCTAGGATCTCGTCATCATTAAGAATACGAACCTCTCCACCATCAATCTGAAATCTAGACCCCGCGTATCTTGCAAACATGACCCATTGTTTTTCTTCACACCAAGGGCCTGACGGGAACTTTTCGGTATCTTTGTAAGCCAAAGGACCTATTCTCAACACATAACCTACTTGTGTTGATATTTGCTTCTTATCTTGCACTTCATCGGGCAAGACAATGCCGCTTTCGGTTTTAGCTCTACCTTTATAAGGAAGGATCAAAATACGCCAACCAGTTGGTTGTGGCATTCGATCTATAAGGCTTTTATTAATTAATTCAGGGTTTAATACGGGCTCATCCACATAAGCAGAGGCCACGTTAAGTTTTTCTTCTGTTTCTACTGCTTCAGTCATCTGATAGCTCCTGTTTCTTTAGCAGGCCCTTGAGTTCCTGTTCCACGTGATTTAAGGAATCTATGTTTCCCATAAGCTCACGATAGTGTTCCATTGATTTTACATTGCCGTACTGCAACAAATCGACAATGCTCTCACGCCTTTCTCGGATAATCCGAAATACCGCTTCTGCTACATATATCTCATCCATCGTACCTCGCTTGGTTGTTGGTAAAGATATATGTCATACTAGCATAGCTTATATGCGATAAGCTAGGATAATATAAGTTTTTATGCGAGTTCGAAGTGCGGTGCGTCAATAAAAGGTCTTTTATTTTGACTTCGACGAAGATCCACGTATTCGTTCATTAATTCAGCAGAAGTAAGATCGGTATCTGTCAAATTTTTATGCCATGCCGCTCCCCAACGTAACGTAACTCCTACTTCTTTAGCGGCCTGCTTCATAGCGTCTGCTATGTCATCGTATAGGTTTAATTCCCAAGATACCCTGGAGCCAATATAAGCTACTAAATCTACGGCTTGCCCCTCGATGTGTTTACTAGCCATTGTTTGACTGGCACCAGCCGCAACTAATTCTTGTTGACGCTCAATTGTTCGAAGTCCTTCAGTAACCCCAAAATCTATTTTAGTAAGCTCAATTGCTTTTTTGACTACTTCTACAAGCTTTTCGTCAACGCCGTCAAGCCTACCTAAACTTCTTTCAGACAACTGAAACGCCATTATTTCCGACCTCCTTGGCCCCTGTATTTTTTAAAATTGCGTTTCTTATGTTTGTTACGTGGCCTAGAAAACGGGGAACTTCCATCACTAGTTTTATGCTTGTGTTTTATTCTAGGACGTTTCTCTCCGATTCCGGATCTTGTACCTTTAGGCTTAGACATTATTGCATCCAGGGAGTTATGGCTACCGGGTGTTTTCCGCAATATTCGGAATCACCTTGGCCGGATTGTATTAAAAAAGTAGTAGCCGGTGAAATGTATTCATTATCTACTGACTGACCTATGGGGCAAGAACAAGAAGCAACAATAACACCATTAACTTCTGAAGTTATTTCACAAGACATAGAAAAACAATTTACGGTTTGTGAACCAAGATTAAGCTCTGCACTACACTCCTGAACCCTAGTTTTTGTTTTACTAGGAGTTGTTGCCCAATCGTTCATTTTCTGGGGTAAAAAAGCTTGGTAGCTAAAAAGACTCCAAACCTGTCCCTTATGGGTGGAATCACAAGAACCCTGCATCGTTCCACCCGTAACATCAGCCAAAGCTTTACCATTTAGAACGGGGCACTCACAAACCGCCTCGGGATAAATCTTTCCTTTTACAGAAATAGTCCTACCTGTTGGGGTACAGGTTGAAGCCGCACAAAGTGCAAAATCTCCATCGCACATTTGCACCCCATCCGTTGACTGACCATAAACAACAGAGGAGATAAATAAAAACAGCAACGTTAGTGTTTTTGTCATTATTTAGACACTCCTTTGTATTTCTCAAAACTACGTAAACCGCCAAGTCCTAACATACCCATAAGCACAGTCATTAACTGGCCCATGTCAAACTCTGGTAAATCGGGTACTTCTAACCCGCAATAAGCCAAGATAAAAATAACCACAGGCTGGAGAACAAAATGATAAGCAAAGGCAATACCGCAAACCCAACCCACGAATGGTCTCCAACCGCCTTTAAAAGTTGAATTACTACCCGCTTCCGCTTTGTTAACCTCGATTTGGGCCAAGGCCAACTGGTGCGCGTGGTTGTCCGCCATCGTAGCAATTTCATGAGCTAACTTCGCTTTCTGGTCTTTATCTTCAATGACCTTATCTAAAAGTCCAGTTACAGGTTCGATTAAAGCACTTAAAAAAGGTATAGCCATACAATCTCCTATTTTTTACCCTGTATCTTTTTTTCAACTTCAGTAAGTCTGCGCTCTATAAACTCAATGTTTAGTTTCTGTTGAACATCAAACGGCGCTTCTCCATTTTCAATTTGGCTTCTAAAATGATCTAGCTCACCTTGTAAATGCTCAATTAACATTTCTTGCCTAGCATCCGCAGGTAAAGCACCTAGTTCGCCACGGGGCCACTTAATTCTAAACTCAGAATTTAACTGCTGTTCTTGCTTAACCATGTCTAAAGAGTGCTCTAAACTGTTAAGCCTCTCAATAACACCAAAATACAGCCACGTAGCGGTTGCGGCAGCAGCGACCATACCAATAAGATTTTTTACCGGTACTTGTAATTCGGTACTCTCACTTAGTTTGGTCGCCACGTTCTTAGCTAGTCACATTGGCAAACTTTAGACATTAATTTAGATATACACCAAGCAACCCCTACCGCAACTGCGCCAGTTACTACGGCCTCTAATGCAAAGTTAGACGGGTGAACTACAAAATCTGCAATACCCGTAGAAACAAAAACAAGCCCTGCTTCTTTTTTACCTTTATCTTTTAGAGCATCCTTGCTTATTACAAGAGCTCCAATAATGATTAAGGTCGCCATGATACCGGTCAAAGTTGCTACTAAAAGATGTTGTGGTTCACCAATTTTTCCAAGGTCTCCCATGGACATAACACCACAACATGCCACAAAAACAGCTACCCAACGTCTAGCTGCAACGTCTTTGTACTCCATAAAAACATCCCAAACTTTAGCTAACATATAGACTCCTTATTAAACTGTAGTTTTCTTGCGCTTCTTCTTTTTGGATTTACCCGCAGAAGATAAAGCAATAGCTACCGCTTGTTTTTGAGGATAACCCTCGTCTACTAACTTCTTGATGTTTGTGCTAACCGTTTTCTTACTTTTACCCTTTTTTAGTGGCATGGTAGCACCCATAGAAATCGGTACCTTTGATCGCGGCACCTGTACCACGCATTTTCATAGGCGCCCTGCTGTCTCCGGACATTGGTGGCTCGGCTGTCTTTCCATAAGGAACTCGGCCTTGACCATCGATATCAGCATAAGGAACTGCCTTTGGTGGGTTTGATGGGGCAGACCCCATATATTTTACTCTACCTTTCATCCTTGACTCCTACCGTTTCGTTGTTTTAACAATTCACGTTCCATTGCAGATTGTATCCTAGCTTGCGTTTGTTTTTCTTGCGAAGCCAACCGCTGCTGGAACTGGTTAGACCTGATCTGCATACCTTGAGCTTCCAGATTAAGTTTCTGAGCCTCAGTCTGAGCATCGTTCTGTTCAGCCTGCGCCTTAATCTGTAGCTCTTGTTCCTTGAGCTGAACCAAAGGATCCGGTTGACCTGCTCCAGAAAGTTGTCCAGATAGCTGTTTAACCTGTTGCATACCTTCCGCAATGAATTGTGCCACCATCTGCTCAATCTGCAACATTTGTTCTTCTGTCGCGGGCCTACCACCCATTTGCTGAACTTGTTGCAGGTATGCTTGAGAAGCTTGCTCCTGAGCCGCAATCTTAACGTGCTCCATCACGTGCTTCTGTAAAGACATAGCCACTGGTGGCAATGAAGCAACCATTGGGCTCGTACCAAATACCAAGTGCGCCATAATATGCGCTTGATGG